CGCATCGTCGGAAAGGTTGACGGCCTCGAAGCCGTCAACCAGTTTATTTTGAAAGCACTCCTCACCCCGCGTTTCCACTGCCTCGTCTACGACAACCAGTACGGCAGCGAAATCAAGGACACTGTCACGGACGAGAGCGCGACAGAGGAGCTTATCAGGGCGGAAATCCCGAGACTTGTGGAGGATGCACTCCTCTGCGACGGCCGGATTCTTAAAGTCTATGACTTTGAGTTTGAGTTCAACGAGGATTCCTGCAACGTCCACTTCACGGCGGATACTATTTACGGGACCACAGAGGTCGAGGAGGTGATATAGAGTGTTTGAAGCCCAGACCTACGACAAGGTTTTGGAGGAGATTTTGAGCCGCGCGCCGGACGGAATCGACCTCCGGCAGGGCAGCATCTTCTACGATGCTGTCGCAGGCATCGCTTTCAAAATCGCCAAATACTATGCAGACCTCGAACAGGTGTTCGAGATGGTGTTTCTGGTGACGGCGACCGGCGATTACCTGACGCTCAAGGCGGAGGAATACGCCGTTTACCGGCAGGCAGCCGCGACGGCAAAGTACCGCATCAAGTACGACGGGGAACTCCCGGAGCTCGGGACGCGCTTCTTCTGCAGCGGCCAGTATTTTGTGCTGGCGCAGGATGACGCCCTCGGCATCTACATCGAGGCGGAGAAAGCCGGAACGGAGGCGAACGACATCCCGGCCGGAACCTCTGTTGTGCCGACCGACACGCAGCGGAGCCTCACGGCCTGCTCCATCGTCGAGGAGCTCGAACCGGGCGCAGACGACGAGGACGACGAGAGCCTCCGAAAGCGTGTACAGGAGAAAATCGCCGGACCAGCAGAAAACGGAAACCAGCAGCATTACAAAACGTGGTGCGAGAGCATCTCCGGCGTCGGCCGCGCGCGCATCGTTCCCCTTTGGGCAGGGGAGAACACGGTCAAGGGCGTCCTCGTTGACACGGAGGGCGGCCCGGCGTCTGAGGCTGTTGTGCAGCGCGTACAGGAGTACATCGACCCGGGCGGGACTGGCCTAGGCGAGGGACAGGCCAACATCGGCGCGCACTTCACCGCGACATCCGCCACGGCGAAAAGGGTCAACATTTCTTTCTCCGTGACGCTTGCAAAGGGAGGAGACCTCGCCAGCGTCAGGAGCGCAGCGCAGACGGCCCTCAAAGCTCAAATCAAGAGCATCAACCTCACCACGGACGACAACGAAACGCCTACACTGCGCATCAGCACGGTCGGCAACGCGATTTACGGCCTCTTGGGAGTGCTGGACTACGCAAACCTCCGCTTCAACGGCCAGACGGCAAACGTCGAGGCCGGAAAAGAGGAGGTATTTGTTTTGGGGGAGGTGACAGTAAGTGAAACCAACCCTGTATCCTAACGGATTCCCCAGCGCATACGAGGAGCTGAAAACATTCTACCCGGTGTTCTACCGGGACGTTTTCGAGATGGACGCTATCTGGCGCGCAGCCGGAGGCGGGCTGGACGAAATTGAGGACGGCGTGGACGCTGTTGTCAACAACAACTTCGTATCCCTGATGGACACGGATGCGCTGGCGCAGATGGAAACCTTCCTCGGTATCCCTCTGAACCAGAAGCGCACCCTCGAGGCGAGGCGCAAGCTCGTCGCCTCGTACTTCATCGGCGGCAACCACATCGGCGCGCGAGAAATCAAGGACATCACCCGGGCCTTTACAGAGGGCACTTGTGAGGTCTCTTTTGTGGGCGGAACGGTCTATATCCATGTGAAGTCCGACATCAAGGACACGCCACCGGAGGATGACTATTACTACATCCTGCGAAAGAAGATACCCGCGCACCTCGGCGTATACACCAACATCGAAATCGAGTTCTCGGAGCGGCTCTATGTTGGCTCGAACGCACTCGAGGGCAACCGGTACGACATTGTACCCCCGCCGCCTGTCGGCCAGAGCGCAGCCGGAGAGCTGCGCACCGGCAGCTATATCACGCAGAGCGACAGGACTGGCATCGACCTGCATCCGCAGCCCGGCCTCTCGTTTGAGACCGGGCTCCACGCAGCGGCCGTCGTCCTAGAATCGAGCAAAACGGCCGTTGACCTGCCTGCACCTGAGCGGTGCAGCGCACAGAACGCGCTCCACGCCCGCACAGGCATGGTTGAGAGCAGCCGAACGGCCGCAGACATGATTCTGTATAGCGACTGGGAGGACAGCGCAGAGAGCACCGTAAGGACCGGCGCGGCCTATGCGCAGAACACGCTCGTCGCTATCGCCCCGGCATTTCAGCAGGGGCGCGCGGCCGCAGCATACACAGCCCGGACCGGCTGCGGCGTCATCGAGAACACACACTACATTGTGCAGACAGCACAGAAAGGGAGTATCTAAATGGACGGTTCTATTACCACCAACAAAGGCATTGCCCTTATCGGCAAACTGCTGGCGCAGAAAGGCGCATTGCAGATTACCCGCGTCGCAGTCGGCGACGGCACTCCTCCTGCATCCCCGGCAACGCTCAACGCCCTCGTGCATGAGCTGAAAAACGCCACCGTCGAGAGCGTGGACAACCCGAAGAACGGCGAGGCGAAAATCGTCGTCACCGTTTCCAGCATCGGCGTGACGCAGGGCTTTTTCGTCAAGGAAATCGGCGTCTTTGCAAAGGACACCGACGGCAAAGAGATTCTGTACGCCTACGCAGGATTCTCCGACAATCCGCAGTGGATTCGCCCCGAGGGCACGGCCATCACCAACGTGGCGACCTACGACATCAACACCATCATCGACCGCGTTTCCGAGGTCAAGGTCACTATCGACCCGTCGAGCCTCGCCACTAAGGCAGACCTCAAAAAGCTGGACGACCGTATTTCCACACTGGAACGCAAAGAGCACGTCAAAATCTACGGCGTCCGCTGGCCCAAGGGCGCGAGCGCAAGCAAGGGCGAGCGCATCTACGACAGCGTAGGCATGACGGCGGAGGCTGGCGTTGGTAGCCAGACCGTCACCAACGACTTCGACAAGGCTTACCCGTTCGCAGGCCGTCGCCGCTGCAACGGCTACCGCGACGCAGACCGCACGTTCCATGTCACTGCATACGAGGGCGAGCCGGGCTACACCACAAACGACCCGGCAAAGCTGGTGTACGTCGAGACGCCGGAGTTCTACTACTTCGACGGCATCGACGGAGACTATGAGGTCATGGCCGTGTCTACCTACCCGGTCCCGGGCTTTGAGTTTATGCCCCGCACCTACTCCGCCGCCTACCTCGTCGCTATGGAGGGCAAGACCGACAGCAAGAAGCCCACGAGCCGGAGCGGCGTATTCAGCGACTACAACAGCCTGAACGGATGGGCGACCGACATCAAGAAACTGGGCTCCCAGTACACCGGTATGCTGGCGGTCGATAACTACATCGACGGTCTCCTGATGATGGTTGAGTTTGGCACGAAAGACGTGCAGACTGTCATCATGGGCGCAAGCACCCTGCCGTATTCTGATTCTCATGTTGCGCTGGCAGCAGAGGACAGCGCGAACCGCATCCTCATTACGAAAGCGCAGGCAGCAGACTACGTCGTCGGCCAGACTATCAGCCTGTCCAAGAGCAACATTTGGAGCGATGAAGTTGCCAAGAACCGCATCATTACCAAAATCGAGGACAAGAGCACGGACCAGACCTACCTCTACTTCGACGGCGCAGCAGTCAGCATTGCCGAGGGTTGCCATGTGAGCTCCCGCCCGTGGGTGAACGGCGCAGCCGATGTTGTGGCGGCCAGCTCCGGCTCCACTGTGGACAACACGAGCGGCAAATACCCCTTTATCTACCGTGGCAAGGAGAACCCCTATGCAAACGCATGGGTCAATGTGACGGACCTGTTACACGTCAGAGAGGGAACAGAGGGCAATTACAAGTACCACATGGCCTATCTGCCCGACCCCACCAAATACGCAGGAGGCGCGGTATCGTCCGATTATGTGCAGCTCGACTACGAGATGCCCGGGCAGGACGGCTATGTCAAGGAGCTTGGCAAAGACCCGCGCTATCCTTTCATCCGCGTAACCAAGACAATCGGCGGCAGCTCCTCCACCTATTACGCTGACTATTACTGGTACGGACGCAACGCGGTCAACGCGGTGATTGCTGGCGGCGGCCTCAATGATGGCCGGAGCTGCGGCCCTCGTTCCTTCGGCTGCGACGTTGCCCCGTCGAACTCGTACTGGAACCGCCGCGCGCGTCTTTCTTAAAATACCTGACAGCAGGGGATTGGGGGCGGCCAGCCCCCTTTCTTCTTCTGTCTTTTTTCTTTCGCTTTTTAACTCCAAACAGGGACTTGGTGTGCTCTGCTCGCGGTGATTGCTGGCGGCAACCTCAATGATGGCCGGAACTACGGCCCTCGTTACTTCAACTGCAACAATGCCCCGTCGAACTCGAACTGGAACCGCCGCGCGCGTCTTTCTTTATGCGTTCCCATAAATTATTGCACATCATTTCGCCGCCCTAGAGGCAGCCGGACCCGGAGAACGGGCCGCCTTGCCACTCGGCAAAAATACGCCACATCAGGTGGGAGCTAGTAGGACCGGACAGGCCTCGAAAACCCTCAAGGCTAAAAGAAAGAGGTGAATGCCTGTTGAAAAGGGCAGGATTCCTGTATGAAAAGCTCCTCGACAGAGAGCTTATCAGGGACGCCATCATAAAGGCATCACGGAAAAAGCGTCGCCGGAGGTCGGTTAGACGCATCCTGAATAATATCGACCATTACGTCGATGAACTCTACACCATGATTGCGAACGAGAGCTTTACGCCCTCACCGTACCGGAGATTCCAAATCAAGGACGGCGCGACGCAAAAGGTGAGAGAAATTTGTTGCCCGAAATTCTACCCCGACCAAATCGTCCACTGGATGATGATACTCGTTCTCGAACCCGTGTTTATGCGCGGGATGTGCGAAACGAACTGCGGCAGCGTCCCCGGGCGCGGCGCGCACTACGGAAAGAAGCACATTGAGAAGTGGTACAAGCTGGACAGGAAGAACACAAAATATTGCGCAAAGCTCGACATCCGAAAGTTCTACCCATCGTCTAAGGCCCCGGCCGTTATGCAGGAACTGCGGCACGTTATCAAGTGCAAGCGGATGCTGCGGCTGTGCGAGACGGTGCTGAACAGCTCGGACGGCCTGCCGATTGGCAATTACACCTCACAGTGGTTTGCGAACTTCCTTCTGCAGCGGCTCGACCATTTCATCAAGGAAGTGCTCCACATACGGTATTTTGTCCGGTACATGGATGATATGTGTCTCTGGGCATCGAGCAAAAAGCTCCTGCACAGAGCGGTAAAAGCAATCGAGAAGTTTCTGGCGGGTCTCGGCCTCATGTTAAAGGCCAACTGGCAGATATTCCCGACGGCTGCCCGCGCGGTGGATTTTCTTGGATTCCGATTCTTCCGCGAGAAAACGACCTTGCGAAAGAACCTCGCTCTGCGCTTGAGGCGGAGGGTGAAGAAAACCTACAAGCATACCCAGAAAACAGGCAGAGTGCGAGCGCGGGACGCAGCAGCGGTTATGAGCTACTGCGGATGGCTGAAACACGCACATTGCCACGGCTTTTTCGTGAAGTACGTTAAGCCGTATGTGAACTTCAAAAAGCTAAAGGAGGCTATCAGACATGAAGCGAGAATACGCGCACGAACCGCCTATTGTGTCGGTAACGCAGCTCAACCCCGAACAGTGTGAGGTGCTGCTGCACGAGAACATCAACGCGGAGACCCGCACCACGACCGGCGCAAACGGCGAGGAGCAGACCACCGTATACACGGCACAGGAGTATACCCTCATCATTCCGTGGCGGGAGGGCATCGAGGACAGCATCAAGGCCAACGTCACCGCATGGACCGAAATGGCCCGCAAGCAGGAGCTCGAAGAGCTGCTGCCTGAAAAGCTGACCGAGCTGGATAATGCCTGCCGCAAGGCCATCGTCGAGGGCTGCTGGGTCGAGCTGGCGGACGGCTCCATCCAGCACTTTGCGCTGACGGAGGCGGACCAGATTAACCTCAACGTCGCGCTCGAAGCCGTGAAAGCGGGCGCGGATGGCTATCCCTATCACGCGGATGGTAAGCTGTGCCGTGTGTTCAGCGCGGCCGACATCAACGCTGTCGCAGCAGCGGCCGTGGCGCACAAGCTCTACCACACCACCTATTTCAACCACGCGAAGCAGTGGGCCACCCGCGCCAAGACGGCAGACGAGCTGGCCGGTATCCACTACGGCGCACAGCTCCCGGAGGACCTTTCGGCCAACATGGCAAAGGTCATCGCTAGTGTATCGGGCCAGTAAGGCAACCGCGCTGTTCCTGACAGGCGGCACGGCCTACGCGCTGCTCGAGACGGCATGGCGCGGTCACACGCACTGGACGATGTTCGTCCTCGGCGGATTCCTTTTCCTGATTCTAGGCGAGCTGAACGAGGGCTTGCTCGAATGGGATACCCCGCTCATTTTGCAGGGCGTCATCGGTTCGGCCATCGTGACAGGAGCGGAGCTCGCAACCGGGATGATTCTCAACGTCTGGCTCGGCCTCGGCGTTTGGGATTACTCCGGGATGCCGCTCAACTACAAAGGGCAGATTTGCCTCCCGTTTAGCATCCTGTGGATTTTCGTGTCCATCGCGGCCGTCGTCCTCGATGACTGGCTGCAATACTGGCTGTTTGGGGAGGAGCGTCCGCATTACACACTGTTCCGGCGCGGCGAGAGCCGCTGAAAGGAGCCGCCAATGAACCGCGAGGAGAGGCTCGAACAGCTTTTGACGGCCACCGTTAAGCTGCTCGACCGGTGGGAGGAATACTCCCTCGAAACGAACTGCGGGGAGCCGGAGGGCTACGGAGCAGCCCGCGCGGTGGTACACGCAGAATTTTCCGTACTCAAACAGACCGATAAAGGAGACGTCGAGAATGAGCGTAATTACCTTTAAGCCGAACGACCACACGAAAATCACCACAGACTTCGAGCGGCACGAGTTTGCCTGCCCGTGCGGATGCACGGCGCAGATGATTGACCCGGAGCTCGTCCAGAAGATGCAGACCATCCGCACCAAGCTCGGCAAGGCCATCAAGGTTACGTCGGGCTACCGGTGCGTGAAGCACAACGCAGACCCGAAAGTCGGCGGCAGCCGGACAAGCCGCCACCTCTACGGCATTGCGGCCGACTGGCGCACGAAGGACCGGAGCGTAAACCCCGTTGCCCTCGGTATCATCGCGGCCGCACAGGGCTTTGGCGCGGTCGGCATCTACTGGCACGACAAGGCCGCCATTGTCCACACCGACACGCGCGGAGGCAAGGCTACATGGCTTTGCGTCCAGCCCGGCGTGTATCCCAGCACCACCTACAATAAGTTTGTCCTGCCGACCATCGAGCAGGGTTGCGAGGGAGCCGCTAACCGCGCAGCTACGGTTATGCTGCAGCGGCTCCTCGGCATCCCGCACGACGGCAGTTTTGGCCCGGCTACCACAAAGGCACTGATGACGGCCCAGCGTAAGCACGGCCTCGTCCCTGATGGCATTTGCGGCCCCAAGAGCTGGACTGCCCTGTCAGGCGCAGACAAATATCTGTGAGGGAGGAGGTGATACCAGTGGAAACATGGCAAATTCTCGTCACCGTTGGAGTGCCGTCTGGAATCTTTGGCTTTGCTGTCTGGCTGATTGAACGTAAAATCGAGCAGCACGAGAGAAAGCGGACCGAAGAAGCCAAGAAGCGCGAGAACATTGAAGCCCAGCGCGAAAAGAGCAGAGAGGAGCTGCAAATCTGCATCTATGAAACTTCTCTCGCCGCCATCGCCCTCGGCGAGGCTACCGCAAAGGCAGTTCAGCGCATCCCTGACGCGCACTGCAATGGTGATATGCACGCAGCCTTGGACTACGCCTCTAAGGTCAAACACGCACAGCGGGAAGTCGTTTCCCGTTGCGGAATCAAATCTATTGTCGAATGAGAGGAGAACGCTATTATGAAGTACAATAACAAAATTTCCGCCGCCACTATCGCCCGTACCGCTGCTCTGCTGCTGGCTCTCGCAAACCAGATTTTGAGCGCGTTCGGCAAATCTCCGCTGCCCATCGAGAGCAGCACGGTGGAACAGTTGGTGACTACTGGTATCACCACAGTCACCGCGCTCATCAACTGGTGGTATAACAACTCCTTCACGCAGGCTGCTATCGAGGGCGATAAGACCTACGAGAACGTCAAGAACCAGATTCACTAAGGACGCCCCAGCAGCTACCACATAACAGCACGAGCCTCCCGGTATTCCTCACACAAGAGGGCCGGGAGGCTCTTTTTTTTATTGCCGTTTTTTGCAATATCTTCCCCGGAAACGCACTTAAAACGGCATTTCCGGCGCGGTTATTATCGTAAAAAGACATTTTCGGGACAGAAATGCACTTTTTGATACATTTTCTATCATTTCCGTGGATAACCGCAGAAAAACGGCGCGGAAACACCAGAATGACCCGAAAAGTGGAAAACTGGGTGGAAAAAGTTGATAAAAGGGTCATACGAGACAACACACGCAGTTGTCCCAAAATACCACGAAAAACAATATAACCGGAGCGGAAATACCGTTTTGAACGCATATCCGCGCGGATATACACTGAAAACAGCATTTCCGGGTATTTCCGGCGAAACAATCGACAAAGTAGAGTAGAGTAAAGAAGAGTAGAGTAGAGAATATACTATACTCAGCGATTTTACAATCGCTGGCGCGAAAGCCGTTGCCATTGTCCCTGTTAGGTGCTATCATAAAAGCACGACTACCAACACAGGACAGGAGGACAACAGTTATGGGTAACACAACTGCGTCCCTCACCAACGAACAACTGTTCGGGGGGGGGGTAACAAGTAGCGGCGCGCGATTCATAGACCCGGCCAGCATCCCGGTAGACGAGGTGCGGGAGAGGTTGAAACAGCAGTGCGCGTACAAGCCATCGCTCGAAATCAACTTCGTAATGAGCAGGGATTCCAAGATTGCTTGCTTTTGGGGAAAGCAATTCTACATCACGGACGATTCATTCACCCCGGAGCTTGTGTACGAAACAGAATCTTTTGTAAACGCGGCCTCCATTTCAGACGGCTCAAGATACGCCGTGTGCCAGACAGCGCACAACGCCCGGAACGATGAGGACAGCGGAACATTCGCTGTGATAGACGTTCTGCACAAAAAGGTACTAGGAAAATACCACACAGAGCATGGCTGGAAGTACATGACACGCCTGTATGTGGACGAACGGGAAAAGTGCTTTTGGGCATACTTTGGCGATGACAAAGAAAAAGTGAGCTTTGCGGACCGCGTGAAAGAGGAGCCGTCGCCGGAGCAGAAACCGGAGCAGCCCAAAAAAGAAAACCCGGCAGCGGAGCCGAGCAAAAAGCAGAACAAAAAGGCGAACGTCATAGCCATCGCTGTTGCTGTGTTCTTTGCGTTCATGCTTTTTGGCGGATTCGACCTTATAGCACCCCGAAAGAGAACAACCAGCACAACCAGAGTATCGACGCCGGAGACGAACCGGAGCGTCCTCGAAGAAACCGCACTGAACGCGCTGGACAAAGAAAGCGCGGCCTACATATCGTCGATTGATGCGTTCTATTACAGCAGCAAGTACACGCTCACCGTCCGAACCGTTTCCTCTGGCGGCCTGTATCTCCCGATAGTGGCGGAGCAGACGGCGCAGGCAGTGTTCGACAAAGCGGCAGAGCTTGGCATCACGCTTTCGGAGTACAAGGTCGAGGAGTTCAGCGAGGGCAACAGCAGCAAGGTGGAAAACCTGATACTTTGGAAAAGCGCGGATGGTGTAACCGGAACCTACACAGACGACACCGGCAGCAGCCCGTACATCGAGACAGATGTTACCATCGAGAGGCTGGCGGAAATCGTGAGATGACCCAGCAAGTGACGAAAGCCTCCTGCGGAGACCCACAAAGCGTCACGGTGGACAGGCGGCAAACTTTACAACCAGACCGCAAAAGCCCGAAATCGAGGCCCCAGAGCCGTGCTCATGGCGTTCTACGGCTCAACGCAGGAGAAAGCACTCCGAAAAGCTACCGGCAAATTGCCAGCAAGTTAAAATCAGCCTGCGGGAGACGGCCCACAGGGAGGTGATGGAGAGGGCTACACGGGGACCACGAACAGCCCTCCCGTCAACAATGGCTGCTCCGAAACACCGCAGCAGGAAGAACGGCGCGCGCAAATCCCGTATGCGTGGCAGCAGCTCAACCTCTGGCGGGCACAGGAGGCAAGCATGGAACAGTCTATTTATGAGCTCTACATGGAGCAGGTCAACCCGCAGGACACCCGCGAAATCATGCAGGCAGAGGACACGCTCACCGCGCTGCTCAAGCTGGTGGAAAACCGCGAATTGCGCGACGCCATCGACCGCGCAGCAGGCCGCGTTGCCTACCTCCGAGAAGTAGCGGCATTTGAGGCCGGTTACGGCTTTATGCCCGAATAACAAAAAGGGAGACCCGGCGTAGTGCCGGGTCTCCTGTTCGCTTTCAGGCTGGTTGCTGTACAGAAAACATCCTTCGCCGTCAACCGCCTGCGCTTTCTTTGATACGCTTGAACATCTCAAATTGCTTACCGTACTGTTCCATATAGGAACGGATATTTATTTTTTGAACCCCGGAACGGCCCTTGCTGCCTCCGCTCTCAATTTGATAAGCTCCTTTTTCTTCTCGAAATTTTCACCATACCTTTCCATAAAGGTGCGGACATTCATATTCTTCTGCCCACTCGGGAAGGTAAATTCATCTGAAACGCCATCTTTTGCGACAGTATAGACATCCTTTGATGTATACTGCTTTTCTAGCTTGACCTCGAAACCGCGTTCCAGCAGCCAAGAGACAGCAGCCTCCTCCTGTTTGGAGAAATCCCATTTTTTGTTCTCGATTCCTTTTACAGCATTCATTTTGCACTCCTCCTTTATTTGTTCTCCAAAAGTCCCAAATATTCTTCGATTGAAATGCCGAGCGCAGCAGCGACGGCGTGAATCTGGTAAACATCGCGCGGAATCCGGCGACCGGCCTCCCATTCCTCGAGCGTCCGCAGTGGGACGCCAGAGAGCTGCGACAGCCGGGTGCGGGTCAACTCGCGAGCCTCGCGCAACCCGGTGATGCGGGCGGCAACAGGCGTTAAAGCTGGCATCTTGAAATCCCCCTTGAATCTGCTATAATAGAAATGTCGGAGAAGTGAGGCATCTGCAAGCTGTTTCTCACTCCCCCGGCGTTTCAGAACTCAGGCCGCCGTCATCGGCCTTTGTTCTTCATCGGAGAGCCCTGCTTACTTGTTGAGCAGGGCTTTAATTTTTTCCTTGGCCTCCTCGAGGTCTTTGCAACCTTCGAGAATTTCAAGAATCTTACGGGTCTGATTCTCCTCGGTCTTTTCGACCAACAGCTCGCCGAGATTCATATCGTCCATGACGTTCTCCTTTCCGGCCTTGCCACCTTACTCGTTGAGGAGCATCCCCCTCAACTGACTATATTATACCACGCGGACGCGTGGAAAGCAAGAGCAAAATGGCAAAATGTTGAAATATTTTTGCGTACCTGTGAAAGATTTACTGCTCGATGTACCGAAAGAGAAAACCGCCCGCATGGGGTAACTTTCCCTTGCATACCTTTCCGATTGCGCTGTCATCCAGACCGGTAGCACGGGAGGCAGCAGCGATACTCGGATACTCATGTATGACCTGATTTGTCTTGCGGTCAATCTGGCAGACCGGAGCGAGCGTTGAGCCGTGATAGGCCCGGACGCTCCGGCCGTATCCGTCGCCCGGTTCGGGAGCCGTCTTTCCGTTCCACTTTGCGCCGGACGCGAGACCCCCAAAAAGAAAACCTTGCATCTCGTAGGCGCGGGACAGACGCCCCAGCAGCGTGTCGAGCTGGTCGCGCTGGTTGCGGTCGAGAGACTTGAGAAACGTGTCAATCTCCTTTTCGGCCTCGACGACCTCCTGAATGCCGACGTGTAAAACGTCGTTCTGCTCATATTTTTCGTACAACGTCCGATAGACAGCAGACATTGTGCTCCGCCTCCTAGTTTATAATCTTGTAGTCGAACGCATCGGACATCGGCAGGCCCGGCTCGCCGTCCCGGCCGTTACCGGATGCAGTATAGAGCTTGTCGTGCCGCTCCCTCGGCATTGCACCGGGCTCTGTGTACTTCCAGATTGCGCCCAGCTCATCGACGAACACCTCACGGCCGAAGTCGTCCGTGCCAATGAAGCTCAGGATGGCGACGGCGCGCCGGAGGCTCATTTCCTTTCTTCCCATTCTGCGGACACCTCCCCATCTTTGTAAAAGAGCTTTGCACGGCGCAGGCGGAACGCCTCAAGAATGAGCGTGAAAGCCGTGTCGCAGGTGGCGTAGACCATCTCGAAACCCGGCATTTCCCACAAACCAGCGTTGTAAAAAGCGGCAGCCAACTCGACGACAATGCGCTCGTTCTGGCTCAAATTGAACGCCTCCTTTGCAGCCGTAAACGCCATGTAGTCATCACCGATTATGGCAATACGGAGCTCCGGCCAGCGCGAGAGCCCGGAGAGCAGATACAGAGACGCTCCCCAATACGGGTTGATGCGCCCGGATTCTGGATTTACGATGTGCGGAATCCGCTGAAGCTCAGACAGGAACGCGGCCTCGTGCTCCGGGCTTTTGTATGTGATATTGATTTCCATGCGAACCTCCTTACATATCGACCGAAACAAAATGATAGGCGTACCAGCAACCGCGACGGCGAAAGAGCCTGACGCGGGTGGTAAAGAACTGACCGGAGCACCCCATGCCGTCGTAACGGTCGTCGCGGTAGGCTCGGTGCATATAGAACCACTCGAGAACCTCCTCTTTTGATAGAGGAGAAAGTTTCTCGGGCAGCTTAACGAGCTCGACGAAAGAATCGAGCTCGTCACGGACGATGTGGCAATCGGAAACCCGATTGACGTATTCTCGGATGTCGCGCTTGAGCTGAGTGACGAACTCCTCGACGCGCTCACTGCGCACCGGACCGGAAAACCGCTCGAACATGAGCAGGACATCGTATGCCTCCTTGAGGCTGTCATAATCGTGGATATCGCGGACCATTAGGCTCCCTCCCTTTCTTCCTTTGCCTTGCGGAGCTCCTCGAGAAACTCAGGGAGCGGCAGCCGCTCGAGCTGATACTCCCGGCGCGCAGCCGGAGACAGGCCGTTGAGCCATGTCTCGTACTTTACCCGCTCCTGCTCTGCGCAGGCCCGGATGCTTGCGAGAGCATCTGCAGGCGGGTAATCCTCGCCGACGTACCAAGTGATTTTTCCCTCGTTGGAGATGTGGGCGACCATCTTGAAATCGCCGTCCTCCATCACGGCGGAGTTGCAGACTGTTATGCCGTTTCCGAGACAGCCAAGGAACAACTTGAAATTCTGGGCAGCCATCAGTAAATCTCCTCCTCAAGCATCTTTTTGCTGAACCGTTCAATCTCCTCGAGAGAGGTCCACTCCGGCTTCTCGTCGTCGGAAAAGCTGTCCCACAGGATGCGCATGGCCTGAATATGATTCTCAACGCAGCAGCCCCAGAGGTACTTGCTGAAACGAGAGCCGTAGCCGAGGAAATACTTGCAGTCCTGAATACAGCGGCTCAAGAGCCTGTATCGGAACTCGGCATCGGAGCCGACAAGGTCGGTGGCGACGTTGCCGAAATAATGAAATTCTGCGTCGCCAGCGAAGTAGAGCGTGACGCTGGCCTCAAGGCTACGCGGCCAGCCGTCCGGATACGGACGGGTCGAGCCGTCGGAAAAGTGGGTCATCGCGGTTGCAGTCACCCCGATGGCGGCCTCGTTTTCGCGAGGACGGCAGAAGAACGTGCGAATCTGGATGCGCTCGCACTCCATGGAACCGGCAATCCCGATATTGTCAGGGAACAGGGACACGGCCGGGTCATACCCAGCAGCTTTCAAACGCTCAAGAACGGTCATATCTCTTATGCCTCCATTTCGATGTCGAGCAGCTCCATGCTGCCGTATACACAGTGCTCGGAAATCTCGCGGGCTCTTTTGCGAGCAGAGGGCAGCGAGACGGCCTCAATCTTACGCTCGGTGACGTAACCGCCATTCTTGAACTGGGGATTGTGGCGGAAGAAAGTTGCCTTGTAGGACTTCATTTTCATAGTTGACACTCCTTTGCGGTTTGGCTCCCGCGACGCCCTTTCGAGCGTTTCGGCCGTCGCCAGCGGCCATCGTCAGGCGGGGTTAGATGTTGGTTTTACGCGCGCCGGTCTCGGTGTGCTCCCACACATCGACGGAGTAACCAGCAGCCCGAAACCTGTTTGCAAAGCTGCGGGCCTCCTCCTCGGACGACTTCCAAACGCAGAGCGGGAAACCGGCCTTGTTGTACAAAATCTGGTAACGCTTCATCGTCCGCACCCCCTTAGTCTCTGTTCTCACGCTGCCACATGAGGAAGTTCTGGTAATCGTCTTGCCCCATCGAGACCGGCTTGCTTGTGTTGATGAAATCGGGGCAGCCGAAGCAGACGAGCTCGTCCGGATTGCTGCGGGTCTGCGTCAGAACCTTGGCCGGGACACCGGCCATCTGGAACTTTTCGGACGGGACGCCCGGAACCTCAATGCGCCGGAGCAGCATATTGAAGTCGTAGTACCAGTCGAGATTCATGTACCGCTCCTCGCTGTCAGTTCCCTCGATTTTCTTGATGTACTCGGCGAGAGCACCGCGCACATCAAGACGAACCGGAGCGACGCTGTCGTCATAGCTGTCGTAGAGGGTGACGGTCTCGGCCTTGCCGAAGCGAACGGTCAGGACAGCTACGCTGCCGGTGTACTTGTAGAGCTCCATAAAAACCTCCTACCCGAAACGGGTCTTACTACTTGCTTAACGTCCCTAAAAGGGACACGCGAAAGCAAAAAAATTAAGCGACCTCAACCATACCAGCCAGACCGTAGAGGAGCTCGTGGTCCTCAAAGGAGATGCGCTCTTCCTCGAATGCACGGTCAATCTGCCAGTAGCACTCGTCGCGGTCGTTCTCGGTCTTGATGGCGGCAATGGATTTCACGATTTTCTTGAACATCTTGAGCACCTCCATTAACCAGCGTAAGCGAGAACACAAAGGAAGTTGTCCTTCTGGGATGCTCTCTCGACAAACTTGTCGCGGGCGGCAGCAGTCTTGAAAGACTTGCGCTTGGTGACGACTTCGTCGCGCTTGTTTACTTCCTGATAGGCCACTTCAAACATCTTTTTGTCCTCCTGCCCGTTTTGGGTCATAGCGTTTTCTTGTACCCTCATTATAGACCCTAAAAGGGACAATGTCAAGTAAAATCTGGCAATTTGTGGCAAAAAGTTTTCGAGAATGACGCTTTTTGCGGCATTATGCACGAAACGGCGGCAGAACAGAAAGAAAGCAGGAGCCCGGAGGCTCCTGCTGAAATAGTTATCCTGTTTATCCTAATGAGTTTGACCGGAACAATCACAAGAGTAAGGATTTCCTCCTGCTGAGCGAAAGATCGCACTTCACGGATGATACCGTTATGACCCTTGCAGTGGCACGGGGCTTGATGGCGGGGCAGGGAGATGCACAGAAAACCTTTGCCGAAGTGCGGTACGAAATGCGGCGTTTGGGCAATGTGTATCCCGATGCCGGTTACGGCGGGATGTTCCGCCAGTGGCTGTGTGTGGAGCATCCGCAGCCCTACGGCAGCTTTGGCAATGGCTCTGCCATGCGGGTGGCTGCGGCAGGCTGGCTGTTTGACACGCTGGACAAAACGCTGGAGATGGCAAAGGTGACTGCCGAGGTCACCCACAACCACCCGGAGGGCATCAAGGGCGCACAGGCCACGGCGGCGGCCATTTTTCTGGCACGCACCGGCCACAGCAAGCCGGAGATCCGGCAGTATGCGGAGCAGACCTTCGGCTACGATTTGAGCCGCACCTGCGATGAGATTCGTCCGGGCTATCGCCATGTGGAGACCTGTCAGCAGACCGTGCCGGAGGCCATCGTCGCCTTTTTGGAAAGCACCGGCTTTGAAGATGCGCTCCGCAATGCGGTCTCCCTTGGCGGCGACAGCGACACCCTTGCCTGCATCACCGGCGGCATTGCCGAAGCCTTTTACGGGATGCCACAGGAACTGCGGGCAGAGACCTTGAAGCGTCTGCCGGAGGATCTGCGGGCAGCGTACGAGCTGTTCCGGCAGAACCTTGAGCGAAGGATGTGACACCGTCGGCGCTGCACAGACCCAAGCTGTATTTAAAAAATTGAGGATCGTACCGGAAGAACAGCAAAACACCCGCCTGCGTATTGTGTGCAAAGCACAGTACATGGGCGGGTGTGGTTTTGTTGTGGTTTGTTCGCACTGTCAGAACAGGTCGAAACATAATTTTTGTGGAGTTCCGTCCAGCAGATACCGGATATAGAGACGGTCGTTTTCCGCTTCTGCCTGCACCTGCGTGGCGTGCTCAAAGAGGGTGCGCAGACGGCGGTACTCTGCCCGCTGCGCATCCGTGTAGTGGGACGGCATATCCGAGGTAAGGAACACATTGCCCAGCAGGGCATTGACCGTGGCAAGGGTGCGTTTTTGC